ATGAGTCATATCTTTGAAAATCCCCAAGAGTTTCTTGCCCATCTAGAACGTCAAGTGAGCAACGTTGACCAACTGGACGAGAAGACCAAACACAATCTCTTGCATGCCAGCACACATGCCATACGATATCTGATTGAAAGTCAAGAAATTCTCAGCAGTCGCTTTGTGGCCTTGGTTGACTGTCTCAACAGTGCTGAGTTTCCCACATGGGGTCATAGATTGGCTGAGATCTACGCTCTAGCCAATGCTGGCGAAGTGACGCCAGAAGAAATGCAGGCTATTTTGAAGCGAGAAGTGGGTGTCTAGCACGCACTACAGCTCGGCATCGTTCATTCCGGCGATCCGCAAGCGAGTGATATTGCCCATACTATAGCTTTTGGCATCAAACGCCTTCATCACGCCAAGATACTTGTTGCGCATCAAGGCCACCTCATTGATGAGGCAGCTCATGTCAACAATGTCACTTTCGCCATCAATGTATTTCTCAATGCTGCGATCACTCAGTTCTCTGTTGTAGCGTTCTAGATAACGCCGGTAGTGATCGCTACGCATCTTGTCATATCGAATGTTGAGAAACTTGAGCACACTTTCAAGTTCCTGCAACTGATCAAATCTGTGTGCCACTTGGCCAGGCAGCAGCTGGTTGTTGCGTTCGAGACTGCCAACAATTTTTGTTTCTTGCTGTGCCTGTTCAAGCTCAACGGTATAGAAATCAATCATGTCCGGCAGCAAGCCAAGATCATTCTTGATTCTGCGAAACCACAATGTGTGTTACTCCTTCTACCTCAGTAGTCTTCGTCGGAAGCTTCGGCCTCAAACAGCTCATCCATGGCTTGATCGAGATCATCATCTACTCCGCGTAGATCTTCTTGATCTTCAATCTCAACGTCATTGTCTACAAATACGCTGAGAAAGTTTACTGCCAATTCTTCTCTTTTGTTGGCAGGCACATACTCTTTCACTGTTTCCCATAGCTCAGCAACAATTTTTGCATCAATTTCCATTGGTCGTCCTTTCAGTTTGGGATTGGCCTATTTAGAGGCAGCCGTTGTAGGCTTATGCTGCTGTCACACAACCTGTGTGTCAATCAATTTATGCAACAAAAGTGCCACAACTTGCGTTTACATCTCTTCCCACACGAGGAATGATTTTGCAAGGCATACGGCTGCTGATCAGCTGTTGAATAGCATCAAGCCTGTTGGTTTCTTCACCTTGGCTGTTGTCAAAAGGATTGTAGCGCACAATATTGAACTCTGCTCTAATCTTTCTCTTTTCTACAGAACGTAAGATATCTAGTATCTGCCCATCACTGTCATTCTCGCCTTTGATAAAGGCACCATGCAGTTTGACAATCTTCTTGCTGACACTTTGATATTCTGCAAGTAGATCAAGAGCTTGCTCAGCTGGCATCGCACCAGGTAGCCAAGTTCTACGAAAGTCAGCGTCCATGCTGTAGAGACTGTAGTAGATGGTGGGTGTGACAATGGGAAAACATTGCACCAGCGTTTTCCGCAAACTGCGCGGCATGATTGTGCTGATGTTGAACTTGGGGGTCAAGTTGTGCTCTCTGCTGATCTCGCCCAGCTTGAGCAACAATTCTGTACCAGTTTCGGTCACAGTGGGATTGGCTAGGGGTTCCCCTCGTGCCATCCAGTTGATATGCACAACAGGAGCAGGAGCATCTTTTTGATAGTGAGTCAACACTGTTTGAAATTGGCTGACAAAATCGGTGAGGTCAGCGTTGTTGAATTGTGTTTGACGTGTGGCCGTGAGATGACACATGCGACAGCCTCTATTGCAGCCGGTTTGACTGCTGAGGTATGCCACAAAGTATTGTGGCACCCTCCGCACATATCTACTTTCTAAAAAGCCCACCAGTTGCTGCTCAACAAAGTTTACGCTGGCATCTAGCTCACTTTTGAGAACTTGTAGACCACTGTTACTCATCAGCAGAGATCTCTTCCGTTGTTTCTTGTTGATCACTGAGATGTCGTTTGCTCATGTGAGTATCAAACTCGTTCATCACTCGCTCAAGACAACCATCCTCGTTGCGATCCCATGCCTTCTCAAACTTTTTGATTTGAGTGCCATCGAGAGCAGTATAGCTCCACTTGTTGCCCTCTTTCACAAGTAGACCCTTTTGCACAAAGAGATCATAGAGTCCGCTGTAGGGGTCCATGCCCTGTTCGTAAGGGATCTTGATTTCAACGCTGGTAAATGGCTGATTGTATCGCGTCTTCATCACCTTGCATTGAGCACGAATGCCACGAACTTCGGTGATCTTGTTGCCCATCTCATCTTCCTTGAGCTTGAGCTTGCGCATAGCTAGCACAATGCTGCTGGCATAGATTGGGCCTTGACCACCAGAGATCACGTCATCTGGATTGAACATGTCCTGGCTAGCATAGCTGTGATTGGTGCAAACCATGCCCACGTCATACTCGCCAAACATATTCACACAGTTGCGCACCAGTGCAGCCAGTGCCTTGGGCTTGCGTCCCATGTCGCCCTTGAGGTCGCCTGCCTCAAACTGATTTACGTCTGTGGGAGTGAGCAGCATACCAAGACTGTCGATCACAAACAGCACTCGAGGCCGTTCAGATTCGTCCACACTGCCATAGCGTGCCTTGTAGTCCTTCATAAAGTCGCTGATCAGCTTGGCCACATCGTCAATCATGGCCATGTTCACTTTGAGTAGAGCTTCTTCACTGGTGTCAACATCCAGTGCATGTAGCCACTTTTGATCAAGCGCATTCTCGCTGTCAATCAGCACCACAAACACGTCTTGTTTCTGTGCATTTGATGCAATATTGCCACTGGCCAAGAAGCTTTTGCCCGATCCACTCTGTCCGCCCAGGAGCGTAACTTTGCCCAGTGGGATGCCTCCATCTTTGAAGCGGCCGCTGATGGCATAGTTGAGGGCATAATTGCCAGTGCTGATCCACACCTTGGGATCACGAAAGCCTACACTGAGGCCAGGGATGTTTTTGGTAATGTCTTTTCTAAATTTGGTCAGATCCAGGGCTTTGGTCATATTGTTGCCTTATGATAGTGTTGTTGTAGAGAAACCAAGAAGTGCAACACGTTGCTGTGTTACACTTCTCAAAAAAGCCTTAGCCTTTGGCAGCTTGGCGCTTGCGAATGGCAGCCAAGATGTCTTCTGGGCTAGTGAGCTTCTTGGGAGAGTCATCTCCAGCTGGAGCAGATGCTGGCTTGGCTGCTGCCTCAGTTTCAAATGGTGGATCTTCCTCAACCTTGGGCGCCCGAATGTTGAGATTCTTGGGCATGCTCACTGTGGTCTTCACAGCATCCATGGTGTCACTGTTGCTCTTGTCAGTGTCTGTGTTGAGCCCATATGGCTTGTAGTATTGTGCATACTTGTCTGGATCATATGGCTTCTCATCAACGCTGTCATGGAACATCTCCACAATGGCTTGCAGATGATCTTCGTCGGGCTTCTTTGGCAGATACTGGCTGAGATTGAACAGACCATGCTTGTCAATGGCTGCCATCTCTTCGTCTGTGAGAGCACTCTCACGACGTGCCCATGCACTCTGGCCATAGTCAGCATAACCACCCTTGCTGCCTTTTACCAGACGGAAATCAAGTCCACGCTCGTATTCAACTGGGCTGTTCTCAACTTCCAGATCAGCAAACACTGTTTTGATACGATCAAACACGCTGGGATTGATCACAAAACGCCGAATGGGATTTTCCGGAGCCTTGGCTAGATCATCTGTGTTGGGATTGGTACGCACAAAGCCTTGAAAGAGATAGCTCTTCTTGCGCCAATACTTGCGAGCCATGTCTTCCATTTCCTTGCCGCCCTTCCACCATGGACGAATCTCAGCATTGATGGGGCAACTGTTGGGCTTCCACATGTCCATGCAAGGAACCTGCACTTCTGTGGCGCGGCTGTTGTGTTGTCCTTTGATGCCTGGGAATGGCAGCTTGATGATCAGTCGTTCTACCCAAAAAAAGTCATTGCTGGTGTCTCCATCTGGGAGAAATCGAAGAACTGCTGTGCTGCCTTCACTGTTATTCCAGAAGGGATAATTTGCATTATCGCCGCCTGTGCCGCCTCGTGGACGGTCTTTTGTAGCCTGTTGTTCTAGTAGTTTCTCTCTAATTTGTGCCAATGATAGTGCCATTTTCTATTCCTTTCTATGTGCCTATAATATGCCTATAAGTTTCAAGACAACAGAGAATCTTTCATCTCTGCTGACAAAGTATTTAGTAAAGTTGTGTTTAGATCAACAATCAATCCCCAAGTTTTTTGAGTTGATCTAGAATATCGTCAATTTGACTCAACACAGCCATGGGATCTTCTTCGAATCTACTGCTCCAGCCTACTACATTGCGGTTGAGGTTGTCCAGCACTGTGCGCGGATCTGTGCTGCCTGTTTCCTGGCTGGCAGCCAACACTTGAGTGGCTTCTTGATCTTCATAGATGCGGGCAAGGTCAAACTGTTGAAACCACCCATCCAGTTCTCTAGCTTCTTTGAAGGTCATCGGCACAGTATCTCTGTTGCTCATGGGCTCAATCTCCGTTTGTGGTTGTGTGTGTAGCTGCGGCACTGCTGCCACAGCTAGATTGACGTCGTCTGGGAAAATGTCAGCGGGTGCAGGTGTAGTGTGCCAAGTGTTGCACATTTGGCGGGCTTGATCTAAGCTCTGTTGATAGTCTTTTGCTGAAGTCAAGCTAGTAAGAACGTCCTTCAGTTGGTGTTGTGCTCTCACCACATCTTCAACACAATCAGGTCTATTCACACTGGCCCATCTCCGTAGTTTTCTCAATTGCAACACAGTTGTGACCAGCTGTTGAATCACGCCGCCATCTTCGTCCCAAGGAGCGTGTCCTTGATCAATGTGTTGTGCCATTGCACGAGCGCCCAAAAGGTGCCGAAACGGGAAACGATATCTACTGCCGTCTTGACCATGTAGGAAAATTTCGGCAATGCGTGTCCAGCGGCGAGCATTCTCGCTGTCATCCAGTCGTTGATTGTGACGAATCACCACTTCAGTCATGCCCACTCGTTGACGACTGGTTCTTGTGGTTCCTGTCCAGTTGCTTTCTTGCACAGGCTGCTTCTCGCGATTCATCCATGCAAAATGTTTGGGCTCTAGTGTTTTGGCATAGGGACTGGTGCTGAAGCTGTGATCAAACTTGTTTTGACTCTTGAGTGTGCCTTTGAGTTCTTCAACAATGTTGGGATCGGTAGCAGCACTGGCATGAAATACCACATGTGGTTTGGGCGGTTTGCCCTGCGTATAGCCCAGTGTTACCATCAAGGCAGCGTCTCTGCTGAACAGTCGGTCTGCCTCAGCTGGATCAAATACTCGTGTGCCTTTGCTGTCGTACATGTAGACTTTGTGACCAAGGCCGCTCAATACCTTGAATATTTCTCCAGCCATCCATTTGTTGGGATCAGTTGATTGTGTCATGTTGCTGCTCGAAGTGTTGGTATATTTACCACATGCCTACACTGATGGGCATGGGTTCTTCTAGAGTATCAATCTCCATGAGATCGTTGTCCATGAGAGTGGCTGCTGTGCGGTCATCCCACTTGCTGATCATTTGACTCATTCTCACAATCAACAGTGTGCTGGTGACCAAATCATCGTGTTCTCCGCTCTTGGCTGAGAAGCTGTTGCCCTTGCTAACAAAGTTTTTCAATTGACTGATCAATGGCTTGCTGGTTACCTTGAGTCTGTCTGTTTCCAGCATGCTCTTGAACTTGGTCACTGCTTGGGCCTTGGTCTTCACATTGGTGTTGAGTCCACGACGCATTCTGTTGCTGCCAATGGTGATGCTTTCACTCATGAGCTGAGCAGGAATGGTGTCTAAACCCACTTCGTTTAGCAGTTCAATCACACTTTGACCATAACTGTTGTTTTCAAAAGTCCAGAACAGTTCTGGCTCTCCCAACTGTTGAGGATTTGAGCGCAATTCTCTCTCTAGGAAATTGCAGATTTGAATCACTGTTTTCAGTTGAATGGCCACTGTGCTGCGATTGTGCATCCATTCTGCCACCTGTATCATTTGTGGCAGTCTCCACACTTGTACAGCAGCATAATCTTGGCCAACGCCGGCACTGGGATCTAAGCTCACACAATAGATGCTGTTGGGCTGCGGCTTCTCATACCAGCGTATTTCGCCAGTCTTAAAACTGGGTTCCTGACCTTTGAGCACTGCTAAAGTTCGGCTGTCAATCAGTGTGCTGTCAGCTGTGATAAATTCAAGCTCATACTCTCTAGCAAACTTTTCAAGGCCAATTTTGGCACGCTCTTTGCTGGCCCATTCTTCGTCTCGTTCGGGATGCTGATTCCAGGTGGCCTTGAAGGCTTTGAAGCCGTTGGCTCCTATGCCATCCGCTCTCTCGTTACCAAACTCGTCTGTGGTTCTGTTGGCACCATACCAAATTTGTGCAAATGTGTCCTCGTCGCTGTTGGGAGTAGAAGTTATGATGCACTTGCCGCCTGTGGCCAATGTGGGGCTGATGGCCGTCCAGAACTCTTCTGCTATGCGACTTTTTACGAATGCCAACTCGTCGCACTGATGACTTTTTATTTTATTGGCATATATGATGTGATTGGTGCTATTGAAGATGTCATAAGTGTGCTGCAATACAGTGTCATCAATTGATACAATTTCAACAAATCCATTTTCAGTATCTAACCAATCACCTACTACAAGTTCACTTGCCTTAGTTTCGCCGTTCTTGGTATAGAATCTATGATCATCTGTAGCAGTAATAGATAGCCCATTTTGCAAAACAATTACCCGTGAATCTTTGTTTGCATCTTCGTTGCAGATGATACCTTCAAAGTCTTCCCACCCAAAAGGAGTCAGTATCTCATAATCGCTATTTTCAAAGTAGTGTTGTTGCATAATATCTCTCTAGCACAAACGCTCCAGTTGGAGGAACATCATCTTGGCTGTCTTGTATAAGAATCTGCATGATTTTATCAAATTGATCTTTGTTGTCTGCCAAGTTGGTATTACACATACTTAGCAATTGTTCTAGGTCAATGCTCGATCTAGTGTGTTTACTGATATTTTCTTTCCATGGCAGCAGTTGCAGATTTTCAATATTGGCGATAATCAAAGGTGACACTTTGTTCTTCCATCCTGAATAAATGCTGTATTTGTGATCAATATGATAAGCGTTTGGTTCTCCTGCTAGTCCCAATTTAATGTCAGTTCCTTCCAGCAATCGATGTCTATTTTTGGTTGTGAGATGCAAGACCACAGTTTTATATCTATAGTAGAGACTTCTTTCATGTGGATATAGAATAAGACCTCGATCAGCTTTTGTTTGATTACCTTTGATAATGTTTCTAACTGCATTTTGACTATAACCATTTCGACCAAACTGGTCAATGTTTGACATATGCGTAGCACGGGTTTTTTGCCCAATCTTTTGGTGGATAGTTTGCCCTTGAGAATCCGGAAGACATTTTGTCACTTGTGATTTTTTGATACTGATCGCATGTTTGGTCAAACCTGTTGCATCATCAACTACTGAAAGACCTTTTTTGATGTTTGTTTTCCTTTTTTGAGAGCAGCGTTGAATATGTTCGTAATGCTTCCAATAGACGTTTGGATCCATCCCCAATATCTTTGATATATAATCATTTCTTATCACACTAAGACGCTCTCCGCTCACAGGACATACTACAAAATCAATTCCTTCAATTGATTCCGCCGTATACAAATGCCTATTCCGTTTGCGGTTACGTATTTTAAATTGCTCAAGCTTTGTCATCATTTATTTATGACGAAAGCCAGGTTATCTCACGGTTTTTTTGAAGTTCTGTTATGCAGTTCTTTCAAGGTGATTGTTTCAATCTCGCCGGTACGCTTGTTACGCACGGTTACTTCAGTTTCTCCGGCCAAACAATACAAGAGACTGATACTCTTGCCTCGTCCGCTGTCGCTGGTTGTGGTCGTGCTTTCGATCTTGCTGCCATTGTCAAAAACAATCTTTTGCACATTGTAGACCAGCACGCCCGGACGCAGCCAATCGGGCAGTTCCTCATAGGCGTAGCGAATTCTATCCATGATTTCGGTAGCTGCTTTGAACTTGTTGGCAGCTATCAGCACATTCACATCTTCTTGAAAGATAGCAAACCACAAGATATAGGCTGCTGCTGTGGTAGTTTTGCCCAACTGTCTGCTGCACATGGCCACCACTTGGCGATAGTCAGCATAGGTGCGTATCATTTCCTCTTGATAGTCAAAGAGATCGAAACTGACCTTGCCTTTGGTGGGATGAGTGATATACACATATTTTCTAGCAAAGTAGACAGGATCAATTGCACACAGCAAAAACTCGCGTTGCTGCTCTGCAGTCACAGCCATCTTTTGATGAGGAGCCTTGATCAGCGTTGGCTCGTCGGTAAATCCTGCTCGTTTCATTCTAGTTTAGGCCTAAGATTTCATCCACACTGCGATAGCTTTGAATGCTGCCTTCACTGATGCCCACTTGCACTTCTCTTACCACTGCGTCAATGTTTTGTTTCCAGTACCAGAGAAATTGATGGGTGCGACGCAGTTCTGGCACAAGATCATCATAGCTCCACACAAATTGTTGTATCAAACTTTGATAGTCTGGTCTATAATAGAGAATATTCAAATGCACAATTTGTGTAGTTCTTATCAGCATTGGTCTCCACTCGCTAGGTGGGCAGCTTTTGCCTTTCGATACGACTCAAAGGACTGCGGCTGCCATCGGTTACTGGTTCTTCGTCGGCCAATGGATCGTGCTCAAACTCGTCTCTCTCATTGGCAGTGAGCGGGCTACTCAAGCCTGCTTCATTCTCTCTACTTTCTTCAAGATATGCTTGATACTGCGCCTTCAAACGAAGGAATGCGCTTTCACGCATCTCACTTTTGAGGGGATTGCTGCCATATCTGGCGCTGGTCAATCTTTCTGGGAGATCTGCTCTACCCTTGAAGTTGTAGTCTTTGATATCAAACTCATGACCTTCTTTTGTAGGGTCGTCATGCCCGTAGTCATGTTGAGCTTGCTGCTCCATCACAGCCACGGGAGGCTGTGCCACTACTGAGCTAGCACTCATCATACAATCGCATGGTCCAGGGCATCCGCAGCTTTTGCTATCTATTTCAACAACGCCGGCCAATTGCATCAAACGCAACACATCATCTTGATTGTTACTGTTCACACTCATTGTGGCATTCTCTGCAGGATCAAGCCCAGTGTGACTCACTGTGGCACTGAAGCGACGTGAGCCGCCGTCTTGTCCAGCCAGCTGCAACAGGCGCATCACATCGTCTAGGTCGTTGGTGCTAACGCTGGCACTGCTGTTGAGGCCGTCTGTGCTGCTGATGGTAAGGTCAAAGCGTGTTTGTTCTGTCATGTTAGGTTCTCTTCTTTGAGATACGCACTGGTTCTGTGCTCATTGTGTCAACAAATCTTTTGCCACGGGCGTCTTTGGTGACTTTGAAATATCGTTTGCTGTCGTCGTCAAAGCTGCCTACACTGGCCACATAGTGGCTGTCTACAGAAGGCTCGCTGTTGGCCAAAGGTTTGTAGACTGGCTTGGGGGTGTCAAACCCGGCATTGAAGTCAGCAACGTCTTGACTGGGTTCTCTTTTGGTCTTGTTGATCTCAGCTACATCATTGAGATCGCTGCTAGTTTCAAAAGTTTGTGTTTTTCTCTCGCTGGCTATCTTGCTCAGTTGATTCAGTAATCTCTTGTTGTAGCCGTCACCAAATGCATCCTTCACCAATGGTTGCTCGGCATCAAGATAAAATCTGTCTGTGCTCAGTAGGCTGGCATCTTCTGGATGCCCTTCCTCTTTGGCCTTTTGATCCAGCTTGCGCAAGAGATCATTTTGGCTGCTGTAGACTTCAACTGGTTCGTTGTCGCTTCTCACCACTAGAAATTTCTCAGGAAGGTTCAAGGCAGCACGCAATTCTTGTTGTAGGATGTAGGCACTTACCGGAACACCAATCACAAAATCCAGATAATACACATCAGCATTTTCGATGTCTCTGAAACTCAAGCTGTCCTGTTTGGCATCATACATCTTGGGGCTGTCGATGGTTACCAGCTTGTATCTGCTCAAGAGGCGCTCGATGTCGTCCATTTTGACGTCATCTGGTTTCACGACAGTTTTCAATCTGTAGTGGTATTCGTTTTGACTTTCAGCAAGGAGAGTTTTGAAGGTCTTCATCTTTGTTCTTTCACACTAGACCTATTTAGTGGTCAAACTTTTGATTTGGGCAAGTAGGGCATTGCGATCCAGCACTGTTACCTGTTGTGCATTGATGGTCTCGCCCGGATCTGGATTGGTTCTATCCAGTTTCAATCTATCCAGTTCTAAGCGTAGCAGTTTGATCTTCTTTTCCATCTTGCTATTGCGTGCATCAACTGCAATCTTGAGCATGTTGCTGCTGGCTGTGAATATTTCTCCCGCATGCTTTACTTCTACGTTCATGCCTAGATCATGCAAACTTTTGCCATACTCTACAGCCAAATCGGCTATTTCGTCCATTTCTTCGTCATGCAATTGACTGGGATCTTGTTGATCGTATTCTTTTTGCAACTCCTCAGCAGCAGCTACCAGCTGTTGCTCATCCTCCGCAGATGTGAGGCTGTCCTCTAGTCGTGGCAGTTCAAATGCGTTCTCTAGTGTTTCAAACCTGCTCATTTCTTTCTTTTGTTCCCATTGCTTGCAAAAATACTGTCCTCATTCAACACTCTAAATGTTACGCCATTTTTTGAGCACCACTGCATTGCAGCAGTCCATTTGGCTGTGTTGAGAATCACAAATGCCTTGTCTCTTCTACTTTTGGCAGCCTCCATCACAGTTTCCTTGCGTGGCTTCACTTCTATCAGTTCGGTTCTCTGTTGTCCATCTTTGTTTTGATAGCGTACCAAGAAGTCTGGCACATACACAGTGCTCTTGCCTGTGAGCGGATTTACGTAAGGAATCTTGATGCATTCACTGCCCCACTGCAACACATTGGGGTGAACATCAAGAAAGCTCATGATTCTCAATTCCCAAGAGCTTCTCGAAAATGGTCGTTTGTTGCCCACAATTTTTTGTGGATTCTTGGGAACAAAAATCTGTTGACTATACTTGGCTGACATTGCCCTGTATTTACGCGGTTCAACCAGTTTGGTTGAGTATTTTGGCACCAAGCATAAGGTTGTTGAGATAGGGAGGACTGCTGTCGCCGTTATTGTAACCAATTTGGCTGTGAACTGAGCGGAAGAAGTTCACGTTCTCCAACACTGGAGGTTGGAGAACACCATCGGAAAACAGTCTGTTGGCACTGATGTTTTGGTCCTTGGCAGTCACAGCGACTATGGCACCAAAAGTGTTGCTGAGGTTGGCGGGCACCCCTGGTTGCTCAAACAATCCTTTTGCAAAGTTGTAGCCTTGTGGATCTAGCTGAAAACTGTTGTCTAGTGGGCTGTTGTTGAGATCATAAGCATCGGGCGCTATCTGTCTGCTGACGATTTGGCCTGTGTTGGGGTCTACGAACTGACGTAGGCCATTCACATTGCCAACAACTGTTTCTCGACCAAAATTGCCACTTTGATCTTGAAGATTTCTAGTTATAAGATCCCGGGCCATGCTTTAAAAATTCCCCCATCTGCCCAAACTGCTGCTGCTGAGTCCTCGAGTGAGTCTGGGAATAAATCCTGTAACACCGCTAGCCCTTACCACATTGCCTCCTAGCCCAGCCAACACTCCTCCAACAAACGGTATGTTGCGCACATTGCCTAGGAGACTGTCAAGGCTGCTCTCCAAATTGTCATTGAGATCCATGAGAAAGGCATTTACTCCGCCAAAGGCATCAGCTGGCTCGTAATAGTCTCCACCATTGAGATCAAAAAGTTCTACTTCTTTGGCACTGATAGGTGCAGCTACATTGGTGTATTCATAACCTTCGTGGTCAATGCTCATTTCAACTGTTGAGAGATCACTGCTGGCACTCTCAAGTGCATCAAATTGAATATTGGCTATCTTGGGATTGTAGATTCGAATCTGCGTGAATTTCTTACCATAGAAGGTGTAGATGTCAAGACTGTCAAAGAAATTGGTATGAGCATTGAGCCTTCTTTGATCTATTGAATCTGCGTTTGACCCGCGAGGAGGAGAGAATCCCCAACCATTGGCCAAGGCCATGCTCTCTCGTTCAACAATAACACTGCTGTCCCAGGTCAAGGCAGGGTTTCGTCCTCTTCCTTCACCAAAATACCATTTATAGTAGTCACGCCACACCCGTAATACACGATCATCTACTGTGTCATGCAAAGTGAGGCTCATTGGTTCAAACTTGATTCCAGTGTGAACTATCCTTTTGCGGTTGTATTGATTGAGATCCCGCAACTGTGGAGTGGTGCGAGGTCGATCAATCTTGCTGATTTGAAATGCAAAGCCGCTTTGCCAGCTGCTGAAATTTCTTGCCTTTGACACAAATGCACTTGGATTGAAGGTGGCATAGTAAAGAAACTTTTGCCGAGGCATGGCCTGGATTGCTCTGTTGGCCTTGTTATGCCTGGTTGCATATCTACTAGTTCGTAGGATGAGAGGCTGTCCACGCAGGTATTGTCTGTTACCTGCGCCTGCACCACCAACGTTGCCTACACTACCTGCGAGGCTATCAAAAATTGCCACTGGCTGTGTCTACCGTTAGCCAACCACTACGCCAGGTCTAAACTGCGGAGCCAGCTCAAACAGTCCATCGCCAAGTGTGGCATTGTCGTAACGAACCTGCATCTGAATGGTTACTGGATCGCTGCTGCTGTAGTCCAACTGTTGATAGTTGACTTGCTCAAGGAAACATCCTTCTAGAGTCCATGTTTCAAATGCAGCTTCGTTGCCTCCATCAAGAATCTCCAGCAGTGTGGTAAACTTGTAGTTGATACCTGCTGCAACACTGGTCTGTTCAAAGAAGTTCATTTGTTTCTGCAACTGATGACCTATCAGCTTGCTAACGCTGTTGGTGATGTCGTCTCTCACCTCAATGTTGATGCTCTGCCATTCGGGCTTCTCAGCATAATACATTCTGCTGTTGTAGCTGTGTATCTGTGCTGCATTGAACTGCACTTGTGGTCTATCAGCAGTCATAACCTGCTGTGTTAGCTCTAGGCCGCCGGCAATAGGTCCAAAGTTGATCACTCGCACTCGAAAGCGATGGCGAATCTTGGGCATCAACATGCCATTTCTGGCTCCGTTGATGGGAACACCAAACTTGCTAAGTGTTTCTACCATAAAATAATCTCCACATCTAAGTTGTGTTGATATTTATAGGCACATCTCTGTTTTTTTGATGGGGCTCAAATAGCGACAGTCAGCAGGGAAACTGGTATAATAGAGAAACTGACATCAAGGAAACATCGCCTGTGACTAGCCCAGTGAAATATGTCAACAACCACAACGGACAATTTTTGGTCTTGCAGGGCGATCAATGGATACGTCACGGCATCGAACATGTTGATTTGCTGGGTTTTGAGCTGCGTAGATTTGATCGATTGCTGAATGTGGCCAAAAAACTGCGCCCATTTCAAAAAGATGTAGTAGATGGTGGCAGCAACATGGGCAGCTGGACAGTGCCATTGAGCGGCAGTCACACAGATTTGACATTTCACATGTTTGAAGTGCAACGCTTCCTCTACTGGATCAGCTGTGGAAATCTTGCTCTCAACCATAGACTGAATGCTAGGCCCAACTGGTGTGGACTCAGTGACAGCCCAGGCACTGTTGCTATTCCTGTGCCAGACTACACTTTGAATGGGAATTTTGGCAGCTTTGAGGTGCAGCCACCTTTTGCCAACAGCGATTGTGTGTTGATCTATTCACACATAGTGGATCAAGTGCCCACCACCAGCATTGACAGCTTAGGATTGAGTCCCCTACTTATCAAGCTCGACATTGAAGGCATGGAGTGGACTGCACTGCAAGGTGCTGCAAACACCATCAAAACATATGAACCTGTTGTGTGGTGTGAGCGTCAAAAGAGCAACCCCGACCTTGTGATTCCCTGGATGCAACAGCAAGGCTACAGCTTGAGTTTTGCTATCGAAGGGCACTGGACTTTCTTGCCCGCTTGGTTGAGGGACAATCAAGAGATTGAACACGTTCTCAACGGCTAGGCATGTCCCACTTGACCATAAGCTAGCTCTGCAATCAGTTCCTGTTGACTGAGCAGGCCTTGCTGGATAACCAAGCGGGCACTGTCTACCACTTCTTGCTGATGTTCTTCTTTGACCAAGCTGATGAGATTGCCCAAGGTTTCGCTCACACTTTCGATAGTGACAGCCAATGCCTCGTTACGACCTAAATTTTTTGTGTAGAATTCAAGAATCTGTATGCTGACTCTGGTGAGTTCGCCAGTTACATACTGACGAGCTATTTCTCGATCAGTGCCGTCTTGCTCAGCTTCTTCTAGGTCTATCACCTTGATTCTCCTTTCACTTAGCATAGGCAGCACAGCCTCTCAAGTCAAAGCTTGATTATCTATTTAGATACTGGTTGGTTTGCAGCCACAAAAAAGCGGAGTAGATCGCTCTACTCCGCTTTCTTTGATTCTGTTCTACCTTATGGGGGTAGTGGGTCTCCTGTGTTGAGGATACGCAATGGTATGTAGATAAATTCAATTGCCTTCACCGGCTTGATTGCTATGTCTATCCACAATTCATTTCTTTCGATACGCTCTGGGGTGTTGTTGGTCTCATCACAAAGAACAGCAAAGTCATATACTGCTCTCAATGCTACCATGTCTCCCAGGAAGCTTTCAAAAGTTTGAGTCACTGCATCTCGGGTATACTGATCATTTGGTTCAAACAAGAATGGTTTGGCCAGGTTGTCCAGCTGCACATTGAGATAGTTGACCAATCGTGCCACGTTTACTCTGTTGAGAGCACTCTCAACGGGACTGCGAGTCTTTTGACCATAAATGACCAATCCTCTGCCAGCGATAAATGCAATGGGATTGATGCGGTTCTCATAGAGCACATCTCTTTGACCTTGATTGAGCTGCACTGGTTGATACTCGTTCTCGCTGGTGAGATAGCCAACACTAGTAAATGCTGTGACCAACCCTCTGTTGAAGCCAGCTGGAGCAAACCAAGGATAGGCCACTTGATCGTTGAAGGCGATTGTGCGGAGCACCGCAGTGCTGGGTGGCACAAAGATTTCAGTGCCATCAAGATTGGTGGCTAGACCCCATGGATAGTAGACACCTGCATATCTGCTGGCAGTGATCAATCCTTGCTCACCATTGCTGGGTGCATTGTTGGCATTGGTTGCCCAAGCTTGCACACTGGTGCCATCTGGAGTGAGTCTAGCCGGAGTGTCGACTACCACAAATGCTGGATCTTTCTTGTCTGTGTTGAGGTTGACCATTTCGTCAATCAATTCTGGATATCCAGGAGCTGCTATCAAGTTGAACAGGCGGCTTTCGCTGCGGAGTTCTTGGCTGCTGGTGATGGCACTGGCCATGGCTCTCACAATCATGATTCTTTGAGCACGACGACCCATCAATGGGCTGCCATCGTTGGCATTGCCGCTGGCACTTACCCAACGATCTGGCCAACTCAAGCCGGGCAGATAGTCTGGACGCCATTCCTTCACATTGTTGGTACTGTAGCGAGTGTTGAACAACAAGAATCCATACGGATATGTGAGCGCACTGGGAGCATCCGGGTCAACGTAGTCGCTTATCAACATAGCTTGAATATTCTCGCTTCCGGAGATCAAACCATTGTTGTTGGGTCTGGCATCTGCAAACACGATTCCTGCGCTGCTGCTTTGATCAGTGACATCTACCAAGGTCCATGTCAAGTTGATTGTATTGTAGCGATACAACTTGGGATAATTTTCCAAATCGCTGGTATCAATCCACAAATCATTATCTTCGAGACCAGTATCATCACTTTGAGTGCTGGGCTCAGTAGCACTGAGGATCACACCGTTGGGATCAGTTTGTGGATACATCTGACGATAACCCATCCATTGTTGTCCATCGCTGACCATGATGTCTACACGCAAATTTTGATTGAACCACAGTGTTCCGGCCGGAGGCTCTCCTGTTGGCGTTGCGGTGCTCTGCGCATAAGGTACAGGGGGAGTCAATTGTGCGGCTGTTCCCCAACTGCTGCCGTTCCAGAATTTGACAACAATTGTGGCGTTGTCAGGAGTGGCTGCTGTAATATCATATTGTGCAAAAGCACTGCCTACAGCTCGGGTTGCTCCGTAAGCTGCATTAGCAGCAGCTTCAGTTTCATACAAAGGACAACTGCGTGTTTGCCAAGCGTCTAGCCCAGCATTATATCTTTTTAGAGCGTAGCTGCTACCTCTGTTTCCAGCTGCTGTATTAATCCAGATATTGCCACTGGCTACTTGTGTTTGTGTTCGGGGTTGTGGCACAGAGACCGAGTAACCTTGATATACCAAACTGTTGCCATAGTATATGCCAGCCTTGATTCCTGCAATTTCTAGCGGAGGCTGCACACCTCCATACCCTTCTGTATTCTTCAATTCAAAAAGCGTTCCGTTACTGCTGGATATCTTGAGATAGTTATCTGCACCAACAGTGACCACACTTGCCACAATCAATCCAGTGGTTCCTACAATGGGATCAGCATTGATTTGATCTCTCAAATCAGTAACCGACGGCCCAGTAGCAGTGATAGTGCTGGTAACTCCGCCTACAGTAACGGTAATACTATCTCCGCCAAAAGTAGGATTTGATACACTACCTACTACTTCTGCCCAAAACTTTTGAGTAGTGGCCAGGCCAGCACCGGCTCCGCATGACTGCCCGATTTGGTCAATAAATTGTAGATCTCCGCCACTGTAATTGGTCATTTTGAAGTAGCTGTTTGGTCCGCTTGTATATACTTCAGCCAAAGCTGAAGTACCAGAAACATTGGCATTCACTTGCGCAACAAAATCAGCCAAGGTAGTAGCAGAGCTAGTGAGTGGAGCTCCTGCCACTCCGTCTACAAAGATGTGGCACACATCACCATTGTCAAATTCGTCCAAATTGGGTGTGGAGCCTATAACCACGGTTGGGGTGGCTTCTCTCCAGCCCCAGCCAGGGCATTGCAAGTCTGTTGTTCCTACAACAAACCAACGTGAGGAGGTTCCGCTGTCTGTGGTAACAGATATCTTCTCGCATATTTGAATACCAGTAGTGGCTGTGTTAGCTCCGTTGATATACTTCACTGTGTTGACTGCAATACTGCCAACATTTCCTAGACCGCTGATGGGCACTATTTGATTCTGTGGTAGAGCTGGAGGCAAAGGAAATCCGAGATCAGTTAAAATAGTGTTACCCGGTCCTGTAGCTTCAACCGAAATCCCGCCATTCAAATTGATATTGGTGCTCACAATCCGCAAGTTATATACTGTGGCTGCGGTTACGCTAGAGATTTTTTCAACTCTTGCAGCCGCTTCAGCTCGTAATACCTTGACAGCATCGTTGGTACTGTTTGCAACCGCAGTATTGATTTTTTGCACAATCACGTTGAGACTGTCGGCAGTAGCGATAGTTATGTTCAAACTAGATATGGTAAGCGTTCCGCCTGCGGTGATGATAGCTGCGTTGGGATCTACTATCTGTGTACCACTTTGACCTTGCACTACCAGTTCCAGTTGGCTCTCATCGTCTATAACAATAGGGTTTAGAGCTCCCCAGGCAGCACTGCTGTTGATGTTGCCATTGCTGCGGAAGAGTCCCCAAGCTGTGTTGTTCAGATCCAGCCAAAAGCTGCCATTGATGGGTTCGCCAGTAGGTGCCACATTGCTGGGCTTCAGCTGATTGGTATCAACATTGGCTCGCATCACATAGGCTTGGTTGGCAATACCCAGATATTGATAGGCAGCGTAGAGACCCAATTCGTTGAGCTCGTTGCCATACTGTGGTGTACCAGCTTGAGTATAGAAAGTTGGGTTGCCAAATGTTTGCAACAGTTCTCTTTGACTTGTCATCAAATAGAGCTTGCCTGCATTTGCAGCTCTGGTGCCCTGTGCAATGGCTGTTGTGTTGCCCGGTTGCACCTTGTCTTGTGCAGAGGCTATCATTAGGAAAGGAACAGTTCCGGGCCCGCTGCTGGCATAGAAACTTTCGTCGATTATTTGAACTTGAACCCCAGGGCTCACAAGATTTGCCATATTGACCTCATGTGGATGTATCTTTGTGAGATATTTATCACATGCTGGTCAAAAGGGTGGGATTACGAGTGGTGCTACACTGGTGGTTTAGCTACTTTTTGCAACAGTAGTTCAATCTTTTGTTCTAGATCCGCTAGGCTGCCATTATTTTCGATTTCAAAATCAAAAGGGTAGCCGATCCATGCTCGCTCGCTGATGTGTACTTGTCGCAATTTTGGTCGGAACAATAAAACAGTCTTGGCCAGCCAACGTGGTAGCCGATTCAAACGAGCACTGGGTTGATACCACCAGGGCTCCTCTCCTCTCTTGATTCTCACTGTGATGCCGCCTAGTTTCTGCACCATATCGAGTTCGTTGGGAAATCTGGCATCCGTGAGTATGATGTTGCTGTTGCTGTTTTCAATCTGTTTCTGCACAGCAGCTATCCAGAAGTTGTCCAGCATGTGCTGTCTCACAACATCTGTGCCAAAATGCTGCAAAACAAATCTAGGAGTAACTGTGTGACCAAACTGATCGCTCCAGTAGATGTCTGGAGTTTCTCGCCAAGCTCTACTTTCTGGAGTGGTGCCATCCAGCAACTCTCTGGGCCAACCAAACATTGCTGCCAAAGCCTCTTTGAGGGGAGCAGCAAAGCTCAAACTCTCAAATGGCATCTTTGATCTCATCAGCAATGCAGCAGTGTCTTTGCCGCTGCCTTTGAAACCAGATAGGCTTATAACTAGTGGCATTGGGGCTCTCCTTGACTTTAAATTTGCTCAAGGACGGCTGTAGTTGTCAACAGAGATAGCCGGCTTTAGCCAAGTATCACACCTGAGATTGGGACTCCATTGTCAACATACTGGAGAATCTCAGCTTCTAGTTTCTCAATTTCTGCTGCACTTTCTGTCTTAAGTGAGTCGCCTTTTAAGGTGGCGCCTCCCTGGGGTCCCACAATCTGCGAGAACTTGCTGTAGGCTTGACCAAGTATTTCTTTGCAAGTTGCAAGAGTGTAGCTTCGTATCCAGGGTCGAGCAAAGGGATCCTGCAAGATCATGTCGTCGGGCTTGACCTTTGTCACCCACAAGAGCACAGTTTCTTCAGCCCCGATTCTACGTAGAATGGTCAACTTTTTGGTCACTGTGTTGAAGTGATAGTTGATGTCACGCCCAAACATGCGCCCAGCTTGTTCTTGATATTGATAGAACAGCTCAAAGGTCAACAAGCCTGCTGTGTAGCCACCACCGGCGCCAGCTTGCAGCAGATAGAGATTGGTGTAGGCCAAGCTGAAGGGGTCAATGTAGGTGCCGCCTGTGGTGCCGCCTAGTCCACGACGAAAGATCTGCCGCACATCTGTGATTTCTTGTGGCAGATAATATTCGGTTTGTTCGTATTGCAGCTCAAGAAACACATAGGCTTCTTCAACTGCATTTGAGCTTCTTTGGCGATATCTGTCTAGAGCAATACGGAGAGCAGTTTGGTAGTCGGTGGGATCAAGTTCTACCTCTACCATAGAATTTCCGAGCATTGTCTTCACATCATTTATGATGTCTTGCTTTAGGGGTGCTATACTGCCGCTCATTTTGGGAAACATCCTTGGTGTTTCCCATATTTACTTTCAAAAGCTGAATAGATCTTCGAAGGTGTTGCTGCTCAGTTTGTAGCCACCGTTGTGGTCCTTGCGGAAGCTGTAGTCGTAGGCCAGTGCATCAGTGCAGACAATGTTGCCATCGTTGCCTGTGGGTGTAAGTCCCAAATTGGTTCGGCAGCGCACCCAGTTGTCGCGTTGCAGTTCAACGCCATAGATTTGGTTGTTGAGAATGTGCTGCTCTCGTTTGAGGTCATCGGGTTCCCAGTTGGCTAGCCCGATCATCAAACGACGCTTTACTTCCAGCAGGAAGGCACCTTCGCCACAACTGTTGTCCAGCCACGTTTTGTTGGGATCAGTCCAGATATCTGGTGGCAGCTGATCCAGAATCTCATTTACCAGCTGTGGAGGAGTGAATACTTCGCCAAACTGTTTCTTCTTCTCTTCTTTTGAGAGTGTTTGTTGTTGCTCGTCTTCGTTCATTTCTGGATCACTCATGACTGTCTAGATACTTCTCAATATAGGTGATTTCATCTTCAGTCAAGTCAAACAATTCAAACAGTTCTTGATCGGTCCACATTTTGTTCAAGTCAACATAGGGAAGGCTGTTATAGAAACTGGTGCTGAAATTGTCATTGTTCCAATAGATTGAATACAAAAATCTATACAATTTGCTCTTGAATACTGCATCAATCTTTTTTTGGCTTGATTTGCCAAACACAACCTGCGAGATGGTGCTTTTGCTGGTAGGCTTCACAGTTGAATTTTTATCCCAATATACATTCAGTCGATCATAGTGCATGCGCTGAGCCATTGAAATCACAACCGCTCCTGTGTTGCGGTTCTCAAAACCCACGCTCACTTGTTTGAAGTCAAAGGTTTTGCCTGTTGATACCTTTTGCACAATTGATGCTGTGGTTTGATTGAGGCTCCGCAGTGGCAGATTCTGAAACCAATCTGCCTTGACCTCAAACAGACCATCTAGAGTCACAGCCCCAAATTGGTTCCTACCAGCATTTGCAATCAAAAACCAACTGAAGCTGTTGGCATAAGATCCTACCCCAGGAAAATGTTTGCTGCATTCTTGAATGTTGCACGCAATCATTTTGTATCGAAAGATGTCACCATAGAGATGTACATCTCCTTTGATCACATTGGCTGTGTGTCCGCACCATTTGTTGGGGGTAATCATCCCCAGATACCCGTTGTCGGCGAGAAGATCATAGCCCTTGTTTACAAACAAGGGCCACAACGGTTGAGTGCCTGTTCGTTTCTCGGACTGGTAGGGTGGATTGCCCACAATCACATCAAACTTCATTTTGCCCCAGTCGTAGCTCAAAAAATCACTGATGACGAGATGATTGCTCACCAGCTTCTTGTTGTTCCTTGAATAATTTACTCGCAGAATATTGGTTTCGCAACCGTACATTCTCTCTGCGACGTTCTCGTCGCTGTGGCCAGCTGCTCTCAACCTACGCTGGAT